TCCCTAAGCGTTCCATCGTATATTCCCACCATGACGAACACGGGAGGCAATGTGGGCGACAAGGTGGCGGTTGGGTTCTTTGCTTTTGGGGTGGCGGTTGCAATGACGGTGTGGTTTAACTGGATTTCTGCGAGCGATGACCATATGCTCACCGTTGCCGATTGCATGGTCAAGACCCAGAAGGCGCACAACATTGGTCCCCAAGAGGCTTGGGTTTCCTGCGAACGGGAGGCACGCTAACATGACCGGCCCACAGTACGAAAAGTTTTTGGAGGTTGTTCGTATTTCCCGCTTGCGTTTTGCTAACGACCCTGCTACGTTGGCGAAGTTGGACGAAGTGGAAGCAGACGCTCGCCGCTACATGGAGAATAAAAAATGATATGGCTGGCCCTTACGTCACTCTTGGTCGCACTTGGGTTTGGCGCACTTCAACTCATTAAGGAGTTCAACTAATGCTTATCAAGCAGGTTTTGGTTCTTCTTGCTTGCGGAATGGTTCTTGGCTACTGCACCGCTTGCATTATTGATATCGTGCGCGAGCCGAAGTAGCCAAGCCCCACCCTCTGAAAAATGGGGGCTAGAGGGGGCCGGACCCCATGCCCCCCCATTTTTGGGGAGGCCGGGGCCGGAGGTCACAGGGAGCGGAGGCGAATAACGCCCACAATGACCATCACTATTGGTATAAAGAATAAACTAAACATTTCCCGCCTCACGAATGGAAGCCAGTTCCTCGTCATTGAATGAGCCGTGATTAAATGCACACGCCTCACCCTCCTCGTCGATAATGTAGACCTCGACAATATTACCGCCGTCGTCTACACAAATCTCAAAGAGTTCGTCGCCGTGAAGTGCAGGGCGAGTCCAATCAAATGAACGAGCAATCTTCTTCTTCTGGGCCATCATAGTTTTTTTGAATCCTCTGCAAGCGGTTGCGCTTGCGTGTTTACGAATATCACGATGGGTGCCCGCCTTGGTTGCTCCATTAATAAGCAGCACCATTGCATAGTCGCGGGTTTTAATGTGTCGAGCCATAGCGGGCACCCATTCGTGGTTGGTTTAGGCGAGTTTCTTAACGCGGAAAGAACGCGGACGATGAGCGGTGTTATTATACTCACGGCTCACGTTGCGTGCAAGCGAGCGGGTCTGGAACAGGACGACTCCATTACTATCAACAATGGAACGCCACCGCCCCCCCTCCTTCTTCTGGACCGTCCAAGTGTAGACCTTCTTGCTCGTCTTAATCTTTGCCATCTTCTTTGCTCCCTTGGCCGACTGTGCGGCACCGTTGTTATCGAACAGGTCGAGTTGTACCATAGTTCCTCCTAGTGTGCAACACGTTTCGGCGTGTGGCGGTTGTCCCGCTGGCGCAGGATGATATGGTTATATTCCTGTGGCGTCCATCCCATTGACTCCACCGTGCGGTTAATGGTAGCGTTGACATCGGCGGCATCCTCCTTGAGAACGTCGTCCGTCCAATCCTCAAGGTCCAGCGTATCCAGTTTCGACACGCGAGCGTTAAGAGCCTCCTCAACCGCGAAGTCAACCTCTCCGAACAGCGCCTTCTTATCCATCCGTAGCCTCCGTCGTTATCGACAAGAGGGAGAATACTCCAAGTTGGGTTGGGTGTCAACAAGATAAAAATGGTGGGTGGTGGGGGCCGACCCCTGTTGCCCCCCATATTGGCGGGGCAGGGCTGGCCTTAATCCCATGCTTCATTCATATCTGAATCATTATCGGACGAATCGTCATCGTCCTCATTCAATAGGTTGTGGTATTCGCGGAGGGCAATACCACGCATAGTGGCCCTCTCACTATCGGAGAAGTCGTCAATATCAATGTCCTCATTGTAATCATCCGTGATTGCTACAATCTGGACACGGCTACCGTTGACTTCGGCATCCACGTTATACTCGCCCGTGCTTTCGACATACTTAAAAGTTACCTGCATGTTATTCCACCTTTGTGATGTTAATGATATCTTTTTCAGGGATACCGTTTGTCTTAAACGCACCTTGACACAAGTCCCAATATGCACGCTCAGTTATTTCCATAACCTCCGCATCGCCCACCGATTCCCATGTACCGTCCGAAAGAACGATAATCCTATGTGTTGCCATGTGCGCCCTCCTTTTCGGCCAGCGTCATAAGGCTGGTCAACCTGTGGTCGAACGTGACCAACGAACCTTGCCAGAACACGGTGGCGAAGTCAACGTCAAACTCACGAAAAAGCCCTGTTACCGTACCGGGACCGCGAAACAACTCGGTAGGACAAATGTGCCAAACAACCGTACCAACCTTGATCCTGTTTTCCATGTGAGGGACAATACACGTTGCCCGTGCTGGTGTCAAGCAACTAAAAATGGTGGGAGGTAGGGGTCGGTCCCCTTTGCCCCCCTTTTTGGAGGGCTTGGGGCCTACTGTTAGGAAAAGAACTTTTCCTGTGCAGGGGTGAGGTTCTTATTCCCGTGATAGACTAGGCCAATCTGGACAAGCCCCTGAATGGCGGGGGAGTCGTCAATATTACCGTCAACGTAACCGGCGGCAATACGGGCGTCGTGGCTGGAAAAGATGCGGGAGTGCGGCTTGCTAATATCCACAAGCGCGTCGTGCTTACCACCGAGCGACTGAGTAACCTTGAAGTTTTCGGGAATATCCGTAAGGTCGAGGTTGAGGCTCTTAGTGTAGGCGTAGAAGGTGAGATAAGGCAGGGCGCGTGCAATATCGGCCCACTTGTTAAAATATTCCTGCGAATAGAAGTCCCCGCTGTCGTGGATGCGGACGGTATTAACCGAACGCATACGGGCAAGGTCCGCAACAATATCGGCAACGAACGTGCTACCCTGCGAAAGCAGGAGGTTGTGCTTACGAGCCGCGATGCTGGCGGGGAAGCGATAACCGCCCTGCTTGGCATAGCACACGGGGCGGCAAGCCAAGGCACCGGGGCAGGTGTTACGCTCGACAAGGTTAGCGTCGAGGAACGTATGGTCAGCAGGAATACCGAACCCGACAATGTTCCAGTTACCGCCGCTGGTCTTTGCGAGTTTTTCGTTCTTATTCCAGCGAGCGTTGAAAGCCTTGGCCATGTTCCGATTCTCCACCGCCCGTCAATCGAGCGTGAGGGGATAATACACGGGAACCCCGCCGCCGTCAAGCGTGGGGTGCGATGAAAAAAAGGGGGCCGGTGGGGGCCGGTCCCTGTTGCCCCCCATTTTCGGTTCTTGACGCGCCGCGCCGCCCGTGCTAGTGTACGCAATAGAAAAAGCCCACAACCTGTTGTGGTTGTGGGCCTTCTCGTTATATTGTTTTATATCTTACTATCCCACCGCAACATCGGTGGTCTGCTCGCTCTCTGCGAGCCTCGCAGCAAGAGCCGCGAACTGGTCGGCAACCGACTCATCGGAGGTCGCCGCCTCCGTCGTGGTAGCGGGGGCAGCATCGGCGGGAACCAGCCCGCCAGTACGGCCACGCTTGCCAATAAGGGTGCCATTCTTCTTAAGGCTGGCGATGGTGTCCAGCACCTCGTCACCGAACTTGGCAACAAGGTGGTTGGCGGGGCAAGGACGCCCATTCTCCGAACGGTACGACGAAACCTCTGCAAGAACCTGCTCGTTGGTGATAGCCATAGCCGCTGACCCTTCTGCCCACTCTGGGGCTTGTTTTGGTTTGGGGTCCATCCCCTCACCATGAAAAGCATCTTACCCGAACCTACCGAAAGTTGCAAGCGAAATCGTCATTACACTCTGGGCATCGCACCCAATCAAAAGTTTTCTGTGAGAGAATGTCCCCCTCCTCCCAGACCTCCTCCACCATGCCCTCCTCAATCATCTGGTAGCCGCCGTGTTCGCACATCCCGTCCTCCATGAAAAGCATAGTACACCTCCTCCCCCTCCTCCGTCCACCGGAATAAATGGTGGGTCATGGGGGCCGGTCCCCTCCTCCCCCTATTTCTTTCACCTTGACATCTCTGCCCCCCTCCTATATTCTTCACCCATGTCGCGGTTCACAATGCAGGTCGGTGACATCTGGCTGAAGGACACATCCTCTATCCATGAGTATAATGTTCCCATCCATGCTCTTATCTTAGAGATTAAACCTTATCTTTACTCCCGTACTACTGTAACCTATCTCCATCTTGAAACTGGCTCGGTGGAATCTTGGTCATTGGATAGGATTGATTTTCCTAACAGCGCCTACTATAAGAAGGTGGCCTAATGCCCAAGCACCCACGTAATCATCCAAGGAAGCAGAAGCCTCCTAATACTCCTAAGAAGAAGAGGGAAGAGAAAGCATGGGAGTTTAGGGAAGAGGATATGCCCCATGTTGGTGAAATATGGCGTAACCGTATGATTACGCTTGATGGATACTTGGAATATCATTATCTTTTGCTGGAGCCGTATATCATTGAAGGTTGGTCTGAAAATGATGGTTTTAGTTGGACTACCCTTTGCCTTGAGGCCGGGATTGTGCTATCGTTCTGTATGAACTTTGAACTTGACGATTGGACGAGGATAGCATGACCGTGGAGATTGGTGACATCTACCGTATCAGTATCCACAACGAAGAAGATGGATGGGGGAAGTACCACCTCCTAGTCCTCCAGTTTTTTGAAGCAGTTCAGTATCGAAACGAGTCTTGCGCTGCCCGTTGTCTTGTGCTAGAGTCTGGCCAGTTGTACGAGGTTTACGCAGATGTGCTGTGTTACAATGGAGATAAAGTAGTATGACGAGAACATGTACTGAATGTGATGCCCCCTTCGACCCCTACTCCCGCGAGAAGCGTCGAATCGGCGGATTGTCTACCCATTGCGTAGATTGCTCAGAAGAGAATACTCCGCGCTATGCTGGTGTTGCCGGTGCTGATGGTAAACAGGCCAGTATTTCTATCCTCAAGTTCCAGAATGCCCTTGACAGGGAGCGCTACTTGGAGTATTTCAAGAACAACAGCGGCCTCTACAAGGGTAAATCGTGTCAGATGGGCAAGCTGGCATCCACGCCAGACATTAAGTTTCAGACGGTAGCCGTCAATCTGGGCGGTGTCAACCACAAGGGGAAGGCATAATGGACAGACGCAACGAAGTATTCCTTCAAGGATACAAGTATTTTGGGAAACTCCTGCCCGTGCTGCTAGACAAAATGGAGACGCTATCAGAGCAGGAACGGGCAGACTTTATCGATGGAATGTTTATCGCTGTTGACGAATACTCACTTGGGAGATACGAGCATGGATAGCACAAACTATAAAGCGGCTCTTCAAACCGTCCGCCGTATGCTGAACGAAGGCTTCTACGATACAGACTACATTATCGAATGGATCGACCTTGTGGAGCAGGGCAAGCAGGATCCACGTATAAAGGCAACAGGGGCTGTATTGGCTGACCTTGAGGCAAGGAGGCCAGACTGATGACAGACCTAGTTATCCCATGCGTTGGGGATATCTGGCAGGATGCTAACGGTGGTCATAACCTTGTCCTGCAATCCGATCAGGATGATTATTATTTCATAGTACTAGCACTTGAAAATGGCAAACTATGGCGAGAAGAGTGCCTTGTAGATTGGAATGACCCGAACGAATGTACAGCCAATGATGGCAAGCCCTTCTACCGCCTCCATGTTGCTTAATGGGGGTTGGTGGGGGTCGGCCCCTGCTGACCACCATTTCTTTCCTCTTGACCGCTGACGCATCTTCCGCTACTATCCTTCTCACGCTGCATGGGGCAGCAAGGAGTACGACAATGGCCGCGCAATATGAGATTGATTTCAAGCACTTTGACCTTGAGGTTCTTCGCAAACTGCCTACTGCCGACCTTGTAGCACTTGGCGAGCAGATGAACAACAAGCGAAAGGGTACTGGTGATAACGTCTGCTTTACAACACAGAGCATGACTGACGCCTACAAGCAGAAGGGTTCGCTTACCCCGAATCAACATGATTATCTTGCACGCCTTGTTATGACCGAATCCAAGCAGTATGCTCAATATGAGCAAGACCTCCTTGCTTGGTTTGATAGCCGCGACGATATCAAGGAGATTTACCAGTACGGTATGCGTAGTACCTACCAGTATATTCAGCGACCGGGCGGTTCTTGGGTTTATAAGGGGGGCGATGGTTGGGATACCTCTTGGGAGGAACGCCCCGTTGATGCCCATATGTTCTGGCGTGTCATGGGCGATTGGAATGTTAAGAAGTTCCGCGAGGTTAAGCGCGAGAGCGTCTTTGAGGAAGGCGACCTTATTGTTCTCCGCAAGCCCCATGTTGGCAACTGGCGATATGACCCCTATTATGACGGCAGTAATACCCCCGATAAGTTGACCGACCGTATTGGTACCGTTATGCAGATGACGGAGGACGTTCACCGTCGTAGCCGTGCTGGCAAAGGTTCGCGCCTTGTCAATGTTCTTTGGATTGGCTCGTCCGATATTAAGGGTGTTCCCGAACGTATCATTAAACTGCATGAACGCAAGAAGCGTGCCAAGAAGTAGCACCTCTCCCTCTACTCCCCCTGCTGAAAAGTGGGGGGCTGTAGGGGCCGGTCCCCGCCGACCACCATTTTTTCCTCTTTGACAACTGATATAACTTGGAGTACTATCCCTTCATCAAGTGAGCGGTACGGGGTACTTGGTAACTGGCGGACTGTTTTCTATCCGCTAACATAACCATCGCAAGGTGGGTTGGGGCTGCGCCGTTCGACTCGGCGGCTCACTTGACAACCACTTCAACCTGTAGTATCTTCTTGGAACTGGAGGCAGCGATGACCGGACACCGACAGGAAATGTTCACGATTGAACTTACGGTTGGCGAGATTCAAGAGGCTGTGGAGCGGCGTATTCTTGAGAAGTATAAGTTTCTTACCAAGGAGGACGGCTGGGAGTGTCAGGAAATCGGCTTCCATGAGAAGAACCTGAACGGTGTTGAGCCTAACTTCAAGGGGGCAAGCGGCTTCTATATCAAGGAGTTGATTGTTGAGGAGGATGCCCCTCTGCAAGAGAAGCGATGCTTGGTTGACTGCGAAAAGTGCTTGAACTCCTCTTGGTAGTGTGGTAAGATGCTCTGGTTCGATGGTCCTGTAGCCTAGCGGTTAGGGCACCTGCCTTATAAGCGGGAGATCGCGGGTTCAAATCCCGCCGGGACCACCAAGGGGATATGGTGAAATAGGTAAACACAGCAGACTTAAAATCTGCCGACCGAAAGGTCTTGTCGGTTCGATTCCGACTATCCCCACCAATTTTGTTAGTATTTACGGGTCGTTAGCTCAATTGGCAGAGCATTTCCCTTTTAAGGAAGTGGTTGTCCGTTCGACTCGGACACGACCCACCAATTTATAGAGGGAGCCGTTAGTTGTGGGTTCAAATCCCACCTCCCTCACCAATAAGTTCTCACGATGGACAATGGACGGTCGCGAACGTCTAAAGAGAAGTGAGAACCCTTTTGTGGCCTCGTAGCTCAACTGGATAGAGCAAGCGGCTTCTACCCGCTAGGTTGTAGGTTCAAGTCCTACCGAGGTCGCCATTATGAAACCCCAAGTAGGTGATATCTGGTATAATAAGTCTAGTAAATTTCACTATCTTGTTCTGGAAGAAGACTACAGAATGGGGATGTATGGGGACCACGGCTATACAATGTTAATACTTGAACAGGGCATAATAGATCATGCTTATCTGCCGCACTTTACAGTCCATTGCAACTTTGTCCAATAGGAGGTGATACGATGCCGCATCCACATAAGAACCGTCCGCGCAAGGGTAGACGCAAGATTGGTAGCAAGAAACGCCGAGCGAAGAACCTTAACAGGAAGCGTTAATATCCGGCCCCCAACCCTCGACCTTTAATCGGGGGTAATGGGGGCCGGTCCCTATGTCCCCCCATTTTTATTTCCTTGACGCCCACACGGGATCTGGGGTATATTCCCTAAACCATGAAGGGAGGCGCTCATGTCGAGCCGTCTGTGCGGGTACTGTAGGCAGCAAGGGCATCGTGCCGATAAGTGCGAGGAGAAGGCCAATGTCCGAAAGGAGATTTTAACCTTTGTGCCGCAGGAACGCAAGTTTGTTCTTGACACTATGGTTAAGCGTGGATGGGGCGAGGGTGCTACCTTCGTTGTCTCCCGTTGGGGTACTAGTACCACCTATGTTCTCCATAATGCCGACTTTATTACCAAGTGGCAGTTTGGCACCCAGAATCGGGTAAAGTATAGTAAGCAACTCCGTTTTACGCCCATGCACCTTATCCAGCTTCACACCGATGGTTCTATCGCTGAGAATAAGTATCAGTACGATAGTGCTATTATTTCTGCCCTTACCTTTGGCAAGGGTGAGTCTGGTATTAATGAGGTGCGGCTTAGTGTTAGCCATATGCTGATGCCGCAGCCTATGCCCGAAAATGTTACTGAGTCTCACGGAGTCTATCTTATCGACCCTAGTTACAAGCCCTATGATATGGAACCTTCGCTCTATGCGAAGAATGTTGTTGTCCACCGTAGGGTCGCAGAGGATTTAAGCCGCCGTACTTCCAACTGGGATGATACCTATTACGAGAATGGCATTATTCCTGCATAGGTGATCCCTCCCCTGCTCCTCCCATTAATGGGGGGTGATAGGGGCCGGTCCCTGCCGACCCCCATTTTCCACCCTGCCGATTGTGCTTGACGGTGTGACCCCTGCTGATGTAGTATCCCTTCCACGCTGCATGGAGCGGCGAGAGGTCTGCGATGGCTTACGATTTGGAAAAAGATATGTACCGTCTGCTTATCCGCGATACGTTCTTCGCGGTTGTTTCCCGCTATTTGGAGAAGCGTGCGGTGGCTAACATCCCTACCGCTGGCGTGCGGGTTACTGAGGACGGGCGGTTTGAGTTGGTCTATAACGAGAAGTTTATGGGCGGTCTGCCCGATAATCACCGTATCGGCGTTATTAAGCATGAACTTTATCACCTTGTCCTTGAGCATTGTCTCAAGCGTTCGCCCGATGGTCGCAAGATTAGCAAGCGTTGGAACTACGCTACCGATATGGCGATTAACTGCCACCTTAAGGGTGAACTGCCCGATTTCGCCGTGATGCCCGAAAAGTTTGGGTATGAGAACTACCTCTCCGCAGAGGCGTATTATAAACTGTTGGAGCAGGATAACAAGGGGGGAAATGATAGCAAGTGTGACGGCAATCACTCCGCTGGTGAGGGCGAGGGGGGCGGCGAGCCTTGCGATTGCGGTAACTTTGACGACCACGGCGGTTGGGGCGAGGGTAATGGCGAAAACCCTATCCCGCAGGACGTTCGGGATATGGCGCGTGAGCGTCTGCGTGAAGCGGTTGGCGAGGCTGTTAAGGAGGCCCAGAAGTCCAGCGAGAATGGTTGGGGAAAGATTCCGCAGGATATGCGGAAGGAGATTATGCGTTTCGTTAATGGTACGGTTGATTGGAAGGCTGTCCTCCGTATGTTTATCGGCAACGCGCAGCGTTCGACCAAGCAGAATACGGTGAAGCGTATTAATCGCCGCTTCCCCTATATCCACGCTGGTAAAAAGACTAATCGAACGGCTAATATCGCCATTTCGATTGACCAGAGCGGCAGCGTTTCGGATGAAATGCTTTCCCTCTTTTACGCTGAGTTGGATAACCTTGCCAAACTGGCATCGTTCACCATTATCCCATTCGATACCCGTGTCGGAGAGGATAAGATTTATGTGTGGAAGAAGGGCGAGCGGCGCAAGAAGGAACGTGTTATGTGCGGCGGCACCGATTTCGACGCCCCTACGGAATACGTTAACAAGCACCGCGAATATGATGGGCATATCGTACTGACTGATATGCAGGCTCCCGCGCCTAAGCCCTCGCGTGTTCGTCGTATGTGGATGACCGATATGGACGGTGCGGAAAACCCCTATTTCAAGACTAATGAGCGGGTTATTCCGATTAAGAACAAGGTTAAAGGGTAAACAATAGCAAGCCCCGCCCCCTGCGAAAGTGGGGGGCAATAGGGGCCGACCCCCGCTGACCCCCATTTCTTTCCGCTTGACCCCCGCCCGATTCTGGGCTATAACCCTCCCTGTTCGTTGGCTGCAACAGGGGGCCGCGACGGGAACCTAAAAAAAGTGCTTGCAATCCCGCCAGCACTAGGTTATTCTCTCCAAACGGTTGACGCATGGAGCGTCACCAAAACGAGGTAGGCACTATGGGTATCGACTTTAAGACGTTCGGCAGCGTTGTCAAGCACATTACGGACGCCCGTTATCCCGTGATGATTCGCGGTAAGCACGGCATGGGTAAGAGCGAGACTGTTTATCAGTTTGCCGCCTCTGTTGGTATGCCCGTTGTCGAGCGCCGTGCATCGCAGATGACTGAGGGCGACCTTGTTGGTCTGCCTGTTATTAACGGCGACCGTACCGCTTGGAACCCGCCCGATTGGTACAAGGAGGCGTGCGAGAAGCCCGTTGTCCTGTTCCTTGACGAGATTGACCGTGCGACGACCGAGGTTCGGCAGGGTATTTTCCAGTTGACCGACTCCCGCACCATTAACGGCCACCGTCTGCATCCCGATACCCTTATTTTCGCCGCTGTTAACGGTGGCACGCACGGGGCGCAGTATGCCGTGAACGATATGGACCCCGCTGAGTTGGACCGCTGGACCGTGTTCGACCTTGAGCCTAGCGAGGAGGATTTCCTTTCCTACGCTAACGGCAAGATTCACCCGATGGTTTGGGACTTCCTTAACCAGAACAAGTCGCACCTTGAGCATAAGGGGGAGTTTGAGCCTAATAAGATTTATCCCTCGCGCCGTTCATGGTTCCGTTATAACGATGCGCTGGTGAAGGCTGATATTCTCGCGGACGGCGATAAGGCCAAGGCCAACGCGCAGAAGATTTATCATATCGGCCTTGGTTTCGTTGGTTTCGAGGCGGCGGTTTCGCTTAAGGATTTCGTCCAGAAGTATGAGTCGCAGGTGACGGTCGAGGATATTCTCGCGGGGCGGCTGGATAAGACGAAGGGCTTTAAGTTGAACGATAACCTTGCCCTTGTCGAGAAGTTGATTCAGTCCAAGCGGTTGACCCCCGCTCTCTCGACTCAGGAGAAGGAAAACATCGCCCGATTCTTCTTTAAGTTGCCCTCCGAAGCGGCGATGAAGTTTTATACCGATATTAACAGCAATAAGGATATGCTGAAGTTCGTCCTTGATTTCCACAAGGTTTCGGTCGAGGGTAAGACGGTGAAGGATTATATCATCGACGTTATGAAGGCGAACAAGAAGTAATCCGCACAATGAATGGCCCCCTGTTGCCCGAAAGGGTAGCGGGGGGCTTTTTCATGCGTCGGTGAAAAGTGGGGGGCTGTGGGGGCCGGGGGCTGTGAACCCCCATTTTCCAAAAAAGGGGGCTGGTGGCGCTTGGCCCCCGTCACCCCCCATTTTCTCCCGATTTTGAGAATAGTTCTCAATATCATTGTACTTGACCTTACAATAACGATAGAGTATACTACTAAACAATGACGATACAATATAGGTGCGCTATGTCCCGATAATCACAAGGTTTTCCCCTATTTGTTCACCGGTTGACACCGGATTATACCTATGCTAGAGTATAGCATAGGGTAGGGAGCATTTTTATGTCTAAAGGGCGGATTTCCAAGGCGGGTGAGGCTATGACCGCGATGTCATAGTGGCAGTTTAGATAAAAAAAAGCTAATGGTTACGGGCGGTTAACGTGTGTTAATCGTGGGTGTGGCATTTTGTCACAGGGGGAAAAAGCATAACCGTGGTCCCCTCAAGTTATCATATGATACCCCTAATCGTCAAGTTCTTTATTTTCCCGATGTTTATAGATATTTTCTATATCCTCTAGCCACCCACCATATATGGTATGGGTTGGCGGTTGGCACACCATTTGCACCCTTCGCGGTGCCTCTGTGGGGTTTTGAACAAGTGGTGGGGCAGAGGGTTCGTTCTATAGTTTTTTCTCTATAGGGCTTGACTCCCCTCCCCTACTCCTCCTATGGCATAGGGCTACCTCCTACGGGTATTATCTATACCTCCTCCCCTCCTACTGGGGCTGGGGGTAGTGGTACTATTAGTCTTACTTGTAGTACTGGATGTATATCTATTATATTTGGTAGTATGCCGCCCCTACTACTACCCTCCTACTACCCCTCCTCCTACTCCTAGTATGTGGGCCAACCTTTATGTTTAAGTTGGTGTGGATTCTCTAGGGCTTGGCGTAGGGATTCCTCTTGGGCTTCTAGGGTTGTTGGTTGACCGTCTTCTAGGTCTTCAATACGGGAACAATATTGGTCTATCCAATCCCTGCTTAGTAGGGACTTCTTACCATCTGTTAGGTTTAAGACAAGATATGCTACATCTAGGGTAAAGACTTCACCATTTACATCTTTCTTGAAGCCATCCCTTTGCAGGATCATCATTGGCTTATCCTTTATGTATGCTACTATGTCGCCCGTATCATATCTGTAGTATGTCATGGTGCCCCTCCTCCCTCTCCTACTGGTACTGGTACTATCTCATAGTAGTGGTTTAGGGTTGATTGATGGAACAAGTCTTTATTGACAAATGGTTTATGCTTGCCAAGGAACTTTACCCTATAAAGTGGATCCCTTGATAGCTTCCCGTTATACGGTGGGTAGACATATAGTATTTTAATTGGTGGTCTACCTAGGCAATACTTTGATCTTAGGACTTGCCCCGCCTTATACTTTTGGTTTATGCATACTTTGTCCATGTTGGATCCTTTGGGTCTATTGGCACATTTACCATTAGCTCCCCTTCTTGTAAATAAATTGCTGTAAATACATTATAGCTTATCTGCTCCCGTTCTAACAGGAGGTAATGTTCTAACCCCCTCCATACCCATATGTCGCCAACTTCGGGTTGATTCATGCTACAACTCTTACAATAATATTGTCTGTAGTCCAAAAACGGGTATTTGTTGTTAGGCCTTCTTCAAGATAGATAACAGTATATTCTTCAAACTTTGCAGAATAACCATAAAATGCTAGGACAAGCAGATGAAATGGTCGGGAATATTCTGTTGCTTTTATTTCTAATATGTCGCCCACTTGGAACTTCATCACTCGACCTTTCGGAGATATTGGGCGTTGTCCTTGAATGTTGCCTCTGCATAATTTACACGGCGGTTATCCATAAGGAACTGTACAAGTACCGCTCCCCATTTGTTTTCTAGTACCATGAAGTAGTTATATTCTGGTTCATCGGGATGCTTTTCCCAATTTTTTGTCCAACAGTATACTTCGCCGGGGATCATCTTGTACATCATACCACCTTTACAGCATACTTCCTAACATAACTTTTATCTAGTTCTGTTAGTGTACCATCATTTAAAAATAACGCTAGGTATCGAAATCTATTACGCGTTTTAAGAATAAGGTAATAGATATCACATTCGATAGTTTGGCCATCGGAATCCCATCTACGTAAGCCTATGATGTCGCCAACTTTTACCTGCATCATGCTACCTTCTTCCATCTGAACCGGCCTGTTTCGGTCTTTACGATAAAGATGGAGCTGGTCTTACCTGTGCTTAGATTAATAGATGTCCAATGTGGTGGTGTACCATTGTTTTGTAGGAGTAGAAAGTAATGCTTTGTTCCTTGCATGCCTGTATCATATTCCCATATGTCGGCTACATTGAACATTATGCAATCCTCACTGCTGAACGATATACTATCACAGCTATGCCGCCCTTGTCAACAACTAAGGGTGGGTCATAGACAACCTCTTGATAGATTGGTGGCCCCTTCTTCATCTGGCGTTCAATACGCTTATCGGCATATTTTAAATTGCAACGTTTCATGCCCTGTTCGGTATTATGTGGATGACCTTTGCCGCATGGATATGTCATGTTAGTTTCCAATATTGTCCGTCTAATTTTTTAAAGTCTTTATCATAATAAACAGTTCGCTTTTCGCCATTCAACAGAACTATAAGTTCCCAATCATTGCATGATTTACAAAATGTTTTTTCTAAAACTATAAAAACAGAACTGCTATCGCTGTTGGCCCATAAATCTCCAACTTGTGGATGATCTCTTCTACGCATTAGGTTACAAATACTCCGCTCTGATCTGCATACCAAGCTAAAGGACGACTTACAATACCTTTTTCAAGGTTTAGGGTTAGATATCTATTAGAGCTTTCAAAGTCTAAATTTATTAGTCCAAGAACAAGATAGTGAAATTCACCAAGCTGGTATATGTCGCCAATACGGAATCGCATCATGCCACCTTTATATAATAGGCATCAAGATATTCTATATCTTCGTAATATTTTGACGCATCATTTAAATCCATAAGGAAATAAGTATGAAAATAATTATGGTCGTTGCATATCTGCATAACCATTATATATGGTCCGTCATCTTTATGGGCAGTTGTAAACTTTTTTGGTGTTACGATATCAGCAACTTTAAAGTTTGGAGGAGTCAAATTTTTCTATCTCCATAAAATATTTATGTGCTACATAAAATGAAAGTCTAGGCGTATGGTATACTTCATTTGCTTTATCATCCACATAAAACCATTTAACGGCATAGTTTTCATAGATTAAGATATCTGTTATCATACAGGTTTCAAGTGGTTGGGTAGAAATAATCACTTGCCCAACTTTATACTTTGGCTTCTTACTCATGCCAATATCTCCCAAGCGGTACTAGCCATTTCGTTGAAATATCCAAGAATCTCTTTTTCGCCCGTCATCAAATTAAGACACAGATACCATTCCGATATCACATCGCGCTCAACAATAAGAACGAGAAAATAATAATTGGTGAGCTTACCACCAATGATATCACCAACTTGTGGCTTGATGGCGTTACTCATGCTGAGATAGTACAGTAGAATAGTTTATGTGTCAACAGACATAAAAAGAAACGCCCCAACTGTTTCCAGCGGGGCGTCGGGCCAAGGATACTATCGCAAGGCGGGGTTAAACGCGGTGTTAAAATTAAATCATCTGATTAAATTTTTCAATATAATGAATGACGTTAGGTAAATTACTTCTATTACTATAGATGTAATTTGATACTGGTGTCGTGTTTACTGCACCACCTACTGCGTTAAGAGCATTCTTTAAATAGACAAAACCTTCATCAAATTTAGATGCAAAGTTTGGATTTTTTTTAATGGTAGTATTTAATATTTTTTCACTAGGAATTTTAATAAGATTAATACTTCTAAAAGCTTTTTCGGCTTTCATAACTTCTGCTCTCATAGTTTGAAGTTTTTCTTCTTCAGTTAACAATCTGCTATATTCTTCCTTAATAATTTGCTTTAGATGGCTTCTAGTAATCTTCATGCTTGACTCATTCATAGCAGTATTTTGGGGTAAAGAAGGTACGCTTATAGCTGTATTATTTGGAAAAATTTTTATAATTTGTTCACGACTAAGAACTCTAGCTCCTTCGTTTTTAAATGCCTTCGTAGCTCTTTTGTGATCAGCAATCGCATAATCTTGACTTTCATGACAACCAGAGTATTTGCTATCGATCACAACAATATCATTTTCCAAAATTTGGAACAAAACATTACAAAATTTAAATGCTCCTCGTGCAACACCAGAGGCGTAATCTTTCTTCGTGGAAATCATAAAATATTTTTTTTGTCTATCATTATAGTAGTATGTTTGATGAACGCTACCCTCTAGCTGTGGATTTGGTTTTAATTCTTGTAGATTTTGTATTTCTTCTTGAATAACTTGTTTTATATAATCTTTTGTAATTTTCATATTTTTCTCCAATGACTATAAATAGTTTATTCCAAAAAGAAATACCACATAAAAATGACATGGCGTCGGGACAAGGTTACTGTCATAAGGCAGGGTTAAGATTTCTGTAAAATATCAGCAAGGACAGGATAGGCATCTTTATAAAATTTATCTGTTACAGTAGCAAGATGACCAGCCATTAATTCACCACCCACAAGTGGTCCCGGCAAACGATCTATTGCTTGCTGGAATGGGCTATCTGTATCTACGTCATATGTACCGCGTGTTTCAATAAATTTAGGATCGCCTAACCAACGTATTCCAAGAGTCCATAAACCAGTTGGGCCTTTTTTATGTGGTTGTTCAACCCATACTTGTATTGGCCGTACTTTTTTACTTTCTCTTAGAGCAAATTTATGCATTTTAACCGCCTAATACTTTTAGTGCATGTTCACTATATGCAACGCGCTTATCGTGATGGAGCTTTGCTTTACCATTTACTTTTAGGGTAATTGTATCAAGATCCCATTTATCAGCAGCTTCGTCTAGTTTACGATCTTTAAAATATTGGCAAGCAATCTTAACTGAAACTTCTGGCGAGCAAGCAAGTTCTGGGTTGCCAACTAAATCTAAACCTAGCTTCTTACCATAAAGGGTATAGTTCTCACGACCAGTTAATTGTAGAACACCACGGCCAATAAACTTTGGACCGTCGCCAGCCTGTAGATTGCCAAGGTTCTTGCGACCTTCATATAGCGTACCAGTTGGTTCGTTCTTGTCCTTTGGGTCTTTCTTGTTATATACTGATGGTAGTTCCTTATCGTAACGTAGTTCGCCGCTCTCAACACCAATTTGACCTAATAGAGCAGCGATACGCTTTGGGGTATTGAAACCCATTTCCTCGCAAGCTTTTCCAAAGATTGGGCCGTAAGCTTTTAGTTTATCTGGTGGTGCCTTTGGAAAAATTGCCTTTAATTTCTCTTCTGTTAATAGTGACATTCATGACTTCCTCCTTGTCACTAATTAGTGCTAAGTCCATAAACTTCTACGGATTTTCATCAATCTAATTAACATTTCCGTATCTTTTTCGTGCAATTCTTCTTCACGTTTATGTAGGTCTTTTACCTCGTCACCTGTCCAAACCATTCGGTGATATTTGCCATTTTCAGTAGGCTCAGTACGCCAACTAAGATCACGCTTATCCCACTCAGCAGCAAGTTCGGCATGCTCTTTTGCGCGTTCTACCGTCCACCAAACATAAAGGTCTTTAATTTCTTTACCAAGTTTAGAATATTCTTCATCGTAATCCCAGTCTATGTATTTGAATGGCTGTTCTTTTTCAACGAAGTTTTTAAGGATAAGAAAGTTTGCTTGAAGGATTTGGCTATCGCTGTCATGCCACCCAATATCATAGCCGTTACCAGCATCACGAAGGTCGAGGATATGATACCTACGGGTAGTACGATATATAATGGGATACCAAGCAAAGTCTTTAACCCATTTGACGACATACCAAAGCCAACTATATTCATAGGTATCGCGTATCCATGCCGCTATCCGGCCCTTCTTCATAATATTCTTTAATGGCATAATAGATGTCATCGTTTGTTGATCCTTCTAGGACAAGCCAGCCAGCACACCAATGATCTTCTGAATACTTTTCCCAAAGCTGCTGGCACTGTTCTAGTGTAGCATATAGGCCTTTATCAATCAAGATATCTTGAATCCGCTTACAGTCATTTGGGTGCCGTATAATATCAGCGCCTTTAACTTTTATTGTTCGCATCATCTACCTCAAGCACAAGATTCCTGTGCATGTTAATAGAAAATTTTTGTAATGGCTTTACTCGAAAATCACCAATATAATCACGATTGCCTTCAAGTATTTCGGCCCTGTTGGCGTTCTTGTTGGCGTTAATCATAGCTTGTAAAATTTGCCTACAAAGGTTTAGATCAGCGCAAACATTGACTTTGTCTATATAGGTTCCGTTGTTGCTTCTTGTTAACAAGACATAAGTTTTTGGATCCATTGTACCCTCTCAAAAAAATGCCCCCCTAGTGGTTAAAGCTAGGGGGGCCGTTCACGAACGAAAGGAGGAGGAGTTTATCGTGAACGAATTTGTGAGCCAATGAAGTCGTATAGAGCGCGAGCTTCTTGTAGGCTTAGTGAAACGCTGTTGCCGATGTTTGAGCGGTCGGTGATTGTTACACTGTTAGCACCACGGGCATGTGAAACATCATCGCGGTTGTATTGAAAGTTGTAATACTTTAGGGTGCGCTTATCGGCAGCACGTACAGGCTTAGTGGTACGAGCAGTGGTGGTGCGACGAGCAGGAGTCTTGCGGGTGGTGCGGGTAGTGCGTGAACGAGTTGAAGTTGAACGAGCCATTTGTTTTCCCTTTTCTGCTCTACTGTGAGAGCGACTTAGTAAAAGCATTCTAGCACAACTACTTGAGTCTTTCAAGAACTTTCTTTTCATCTGCTTTCTTAATCATATCAAAGTAAACATTATCATATTTTTCAAGAGAACCACTTTCTAGATCTGGGTGGTGCAACCAAAGAACTGTACAGTAGAAGTTATACTGTTGCAATACTTTTAATTCTGTTGCCTTACCAGTATATTCTGGCTTTTTATAGTATTTACGCCTAGGCTCAAAGTCTGTTAGCTTAAGACCAATAGAACCAGTAACATATTTTTGTGAAACAAGTTCGCCAATAGGCAATTTATTATTATATTTTCTTGCCATCTGTTCCGCAAGCCTTCTCATTTTAGCGCCATGCTTATGTCTATTGACCATGATTCCTCCTAGAAACCATCTGGGTTGTCAGACCACACATAATGCTTGATAGAGTCTGGCAGATAGTTATAGATATAACGCTTCATTGCATCTTCATTAGCGAATTCTCTAATTGCGCCCTGATCGTCATAAAGCTTCCACTCACCAATCTGTGCAAGAATATCCATCTTGTTGAATACAATATCTGTAACACCATTAATGATTGCGGCCTTGCGGACCATCTTTATATCAAGCCAGTTGCATTGGCGGGGACGGCCAGTTGTTGCACCGTACTCTTTACCAAGTTCACGGATCTCTTTAAATATCTTATCTGGTGGTTCAAATGACTTGGCACCAACATAGGTTTCGTAAATCTTAGCAACACCCCATACGTGACGAATATATTGTGGTGGTACACCATTTAGGATTGCGCTACCTACTGTGCAATGTGATGAAGTAACATAAGGGTAATCGCCCCAATCCACATCCAAACCAAAACCTTGCGCGCCTTCAAAAAGAATTCTAGCATGGCGTCCATATTTCTCATGTAGTTCCTCGTAGATATCAATTAGGTATGGCTTTAGTTCTGGTACATCCATCGCTCGTATGCCCTTACGGCTGTACTTGTCGCGGTAGGCTGGACCGTTTCCACGCTTGGTTGTTCCGATAGTGTTATCTTGTCGGTCCTCCGCGAGATGTTCGGGAGTAATGACGTGCGCGTTATTGGCAATGAAAACAAGCCCATCAGTTTTAATACCAGCATCTTGAAGCTCCTTTAGTTCTTGAAAGAAGTGTTCTGCATTAACAACACAGCCGGGACCGATAATACTTTTAATTCCATGTACAACACCAATCGGGATTGCATGGGTTACAATTTTCTTACCCTCATGATAAATTGTATGCCCGGCATTATTCGATCCATTGTACCTTATAACATGGGTATAGTCATTAATTTTACAAAGGTGATGTGCGACCTTACCCTTGCCGCTATCGCCTTGTTGTAGATCAACAATTACATCTGCATATGCTATTGACATCCGTCCTCCAAAAAGAAAACCACGGCAGACATTCTACCGTGGTTCAATTGTGAAGTAAAGAAGAAAAATTATTTGTAAAAATTATCTAATTCTTGTTGTGTTAAATTTACTGTTTCGTCACCAGCAGCAGCTTTTCTTGCTCTACCTAAAATTTCTAGTCTATCTGGTCTAGTATGAAATAAATCACCGGGTAAATTATCTAATCTATCTGCTCTATCGTAGCTTGCAACAAATTTTTTTGCCATAGCAACAGTTGGATGATCTGGTTTTTCTGGCTCAGATGGCTTATCGCTTATTGTATAGCCCCAATGCTTCTTTTGATACTTTTCTGGATAAATTAGCTTGCCGCCTTTTTCAAATCTATATGCTAACCCTTTGTCTAACGCCAATCCAAGTGAAACAGATGTTCCTCTTGCAGTGTAGACAGTTGTGCTTCTTTTAGCAGAAGGATCAAAATCGCCACCTTCATTTACTAATTTAGTATACTCTTCCTTGATAATTTTATCAAGGGTAGACTTTGAAATTTTATTTTCTCTGACCCCATTTACTAATTGTTCAATTTTGTCTAATACACCCATTTCTTCTAAAGCTTGAATTCCAAAATTTAATTTTTCTTTTGCATCCGATAAATTTGATGAAATAGCATCTGAATGGGCCGAACTAAAATCTTTTCTTACTATAGATAAACCACCTTCTAAACTTGGCTCTAGTGTTTTAAGTTTATCTATGGCTTTAAGATATCCTAATGCCTTTCTTTCAACGCCTTTAAGGCCACCAATAGAGGGGAGATCATGACCATGCCTTTTATGAAAATCACCTTCCTCTAATGATTCTTTAACTAAACCTTTTAAATATTCTTTTGTTAATTTCATTTTAATTATCCTCTTCATCGCCTAGATCATAAGATTCGTCTAGTAATGGTAAATCAGCATCATCATATGCCATATCTTCATCATCAGCAGATACATAATCACCTTTACGTTCGCTTATATAATCATAGGCATCTTCTGCTTCAGACAACATTTCTTCAATATCTTCGATGTGATCCTCGCTTAGATATTCTGCTTGCTCGTCTAATTCTTCACGGGCTTCCGCTAATGAAATTGATCCTCTTTTAAATTTTTTACAAATTGTACACATGTGCTACCCTATTTCTTTGATGTTATACTAAATGTATATTTCCTGTTTGTTTGCAGGCGTTCTAATTCTTCGTAGATTGATTCATCAAGATCACGGTCACCTTCATAATCTTCTTCATCCGAAGACGGTACAGTTTTTGGCATTTTGCTTAAAATATCGTTCTTTAATTTTTCTTCATCACCAGAAGTTGTAAATGTATTAAGAAGATCGAATAAGCGAATTATTTTTTCAGATGTATTGAATACTTCATCTCTTAATTTAATTGCATCTGATGTCGTTGTTGAAGGGTTTTCCGTTTTAGAAAATAACATAGCATTTAAAACTTTTATTAAGTCGCCATACTGTTCTGCATTCTTTTTATCAGACATCCAAGCGTTTAAACCATCTGCAAAAGCTTTTCTTTTTTCAGAGGATGGACGGCCTTTTGCGCCGCCCGTTAATAATATTTTAAAATCGTCAAATAGTCTTCTTTTAATCTGGTCAAATTTTCTTTGTGCGCCAGTTACATCTCTTTGCGATGCTTGTTCTGGCGTTTCCGATTTTGACGTTGAAACTCTACCAAAACTTTGGTCTTGTATGGAACCATCTTCGCCAACTAGGAATTTTTTTAATTTTCCTTGAACAATTAATGATGATTTCTCTTCTTCAGAAGGTGCAATAACATTTGTTACGCCAACAACCATATCATTTAATGATTGTGGTAAATTATCATATATTTCAAATGAAGCGCCTTTATTTTCAGATGCTATTTTTTGCACTAAAGGTCTTTTGCCTGATGTACCTTTGACTAATTCATAACCTTGTTCTTCGCTGGTTCTTTCTGCAAGGCTACTCTTTACATCAACTCTTACTACGCTTGCACTTTTAGCTTTTAAAAATTCTTCAATTAGTTGTTTTTGAATTGCAACTAGGCGTTCATTGTCTAGCGAGTCTACACTTTCTTTATTGCTTGTAGATTCTTCAAACTCTTGAACGACAGCTTTGGCATTTTTTAAATCAAAGCTAGGCTGATATTGTTTAACGCCATACTTTTGTTTAACCGCCGCTTGTTCTTGTTTTGTACCATCTACTGGATATTCTTCATAAAATGAAATTTTCTTTTTTAATGCTTCTATTTCTGTAACAGATTTATCCAAGATAATATCTTTTAATCTAGTATACTTTTTGAAGAAAGATCTTAGCGGATCTTCTGATTTTTGGCTTACAGCTTGCTCTTTAGCTTTTTTAAATTCTGCTGTTTTATCGATCTTATCTACAAAACTGGTTAAGCCTACATCATTTTTTAATGCTAGATCAGCTAGTTTATGACCAGTGATAGGGAAGCCAGTAGATCCAACTAAAGATACTACATATGATTTAACTGGTTTTCCTCCAAAATTTGTTTCTTTTAGCTTTGTTAAAACTTCTTCATTTGCAGATTGTTTACCAATTGCCATGATTTTTTTATAATCTGCTGATTTTAATAAAGAGCGCCAAAGTGGATTTTTAAAAAGCTCATCTTGTGGCTCAAAAAGAGTACCATCAAAGTCAAATACTCTTACTATCTCTACACCTTCGGCTGGTTTCTCTGCTTCTTTAATAGCAAAACGGCGGAAGCCTTCAAGTAATATTTTTGTTTCACGAATAGAATTAGCCATTATATTGTTTTCCCTTTAGCAATCTTCGCAAAGCTCATCGCCTACGATAAGGTCTTCGTCTTCTTCATCCTCATGTTCTTCGTCATGGGAAAAGTCAACATGCCCCGGCTCGCCTTCCGCTTCTTCGTGACCGCGATGTTTCTTATATTGTAGGTGGTGGCCAATTTGGTCCATCATGTACGCCGCAACCGCAATCTTTTCTTCAACCCAAGGCTCTAAATCTTCATCATCATGGATAAGATCGTGCATTTCTTGGGCATATTCGGCAATCTTCCAAAGATTGGTTTTTGCCATTTCGCCTTCGTAGCCATGTTGGTCGCGTGGATATTCGCTACCAGCATATTCATCATGCCCACCTTCTTCACCGCCATGCATTGGTTCTCCACCAACAACACCAACGGTTAATTCTTCTTTGATAATTTGCTTTAATCTATCTTTAGAAATTTTCATATAATATTCCTCGTAACATAAATAGTCGCTATACTGCTGTTATACCACAGTATTTATTCTTTTTCAAGCCCTTCGGCTGGTCCACCAAATCCTGCTCCTACTGCCACAACTGGGCCTTTTTCAGCAGCAGCCCTTATCTTCCATAGTCTACCAGACTTCTGGGTAAAGGGAAAGTTCTTCCCGCTTGGTATACCTTGGGCATGTTTGCTATTGCCCATTTTACCTTTACCAAAACCGCTTTTATATTTGGCTTTCTTTTTCTTTTTTTTCTTAGCTTCGTTTAGTTCTTCGTCTTCAAGGCCAACACTGTCAGCTATGCTATAATAATGTGGGTTCTCTTTAAGATGGTCTTTGGCCGTTCTAAGAGCTTCTTCATGGCTCATGCCATGTTCCTTCATTTCTTTTTCTATGCCGACCTCTAATTCCTTCTTGTCAAATATAAAAAGAGTCAACATTATTTCTTCCTTTTAGCTTCTAACATTTTAATGCGCTTTTCAAGTTTTTTGAGTTTATCGTCTAGATCATCAAATGAATCGGTATCAAACGATGATTTAGATTCTGGCTGTGGTCTATTCTCAAGTGCCGTTATTCTAGCTGATAGTGACGTAAATTTAGCACTAGCTTTGATTTGATGAGTTTTGCAATCGGTTGGTTCTTCTTTTTCTTCTTCTGGTTTAGAATCGCCACCCTTCTTTTTAAATTTTAATTTATTTTTGATTAGATTCTTGACAAGATTAGTAACTGCTGGCATACCGGCAGAAGAAGCTGCGCCAGCTAATGCGCCAATTGTTACAGTAATTGTTGTAACGCCGTCACCCGCTGGTTGTGGTTTGGGTACAACTGGGTCTGCCTTTGGTTGTTCAACGGTTGCTACTGTTTCCGTTTTTGGGCTTGTATCAATTGATAATGTAGCATTTATTAACGCTGCTGGCATTGGTGCGGGCGCTGCCGATTCCATAGGTGGTGCGTCATTATCACCAAAGAAAGAAATAGAATCTAGATCTTGACGATCAGAATATTTCGATAATTCTGCAAGATCTGTTACTTCTATTTTTGTACCGTCTTTTAAGGTTACTAATGCTTTTTGATCTGCCATGTTATCTTATCTCTATAATAAATTGGTCTTTCTTGACGCCTTTATCTAATATGTATTGCTCTGCTTCTTTAGCAAAATCTTTGCTTAACTTTCCCGACTTATTATAAAATATAATCTTTATGTTCTTAAGACTGCTATTTTTTAACAGGGCTACAGCAGAATTATCAAGTATTGGAATTATTTTCTTTTTTTCTTCGACATCTTCTTTAGCAAAGAATTCTTTTTTCTTTGGTTTTTCTTTTGGTATATCTTCCATCTGCATTTTAAAACAATTTGGCATATTTGTGCATTTCATAACATCTGCTTTTTTATACCAAAAAAAGTCTACGCAGCCTTCGCTATCTATAGGAACTCCTGTCCAATCGCAATTGCCATTTTCTATTGCGTGACCTTTTAAGCCAAGCAGAAGAAACAAAACAAACAATAAGCGGCTCATATTTAATCCTCGGCTTATTTCTTGCCTTTAACCGCCTTTGCTTTTGATTTTAGAGCATCGGCTTTAGCTTTTGCTTCGGCCTTTTTTGCTTCTGCTTCTAGCTCTAGTTTTTTCATTTCAAGTTCATGCTTTTGTTCGCTTTTCTTTTGCCATAATTTCCAGCCAGCGCCTGAACCTAATAGTACAACTACAACAAGAACAACTGTGACGATAGGATTACCGCCAGTTAATTCTTTTAATTGTACAAGTTCACCAACCATTGTTTGTGGTTGTGCAACTGTTGCTGTTGTTGGCGCAGCAGGTGCTGCTAGTGGTAGCTCATTTGTTGTATTTTCCATATCTCCTTTCTCCTCCCTTGAGGGAATAATATATTACCATTTACGGCATGACCAATATCTTGCTTTTGTACGTGGGCCGGGGTTTGCACAATTATGACGAGCGCGGAAACTCTTACGGCGCTTTGGATTGCTTTTCTTAATACGCATCTTCTTGTCACCAAAGTTTACTTTCTTAACATTACCTGTCTTTGGATCGCGTACATAAACTTTAAACTTCTTTACATCGCCACGCATTGGCTTGCCAAGTGGTACACTTTTACCATGATATTTAGCTTCGCCTAGATAATCTGGGCAACCACAGGTGAGTGATTCGTAAAGACAAGCTTCACAAACCATCTCATTATCTTCGGTGATCGTTTGACCATCCATTTCCTGCAACATTTCTTCTATTTGTTCTTCTGAACAACCCATACCTTCGCATGGCATTTTTTCTTTTAGGACTAATTTTAACATTTATTTATCCTTCTTTGGTTTCCAAGAGATTGTTTTACCTGTTTTCTTACGACGAGTACCGGCCTTATTGCACTGCGCCTTGGTTGGACGGCAAGCAGGATACTTACGGCGTGCGCCACGGCCAGCCTTCTTGCGACCACATGGCTTGCCTGTCTTGCAGTCTATCCAGCCCTTGCCCTTGTTGCGTTTGAACCAGCCATGTAAGCCTTGGTTTTTTTCTAGAGAAAAGTTTGGTTTATATTTTTCAAATAGCTTAACGGCTTCTTCTAGAGTTGTTTCATATATTTCGTATTCAACAAGCTCAGAGCTTTCTTTTAAGCCTTTCCAAATCTTACCCTGACGGCATTTAACAACTGCACCGCTTGCATATGCTGAAGGCCATTTATGATATTTGCGACGTGCTATACGTACACACCGGTCACCTTTCTTTTTCTTTTTACCTTCTGAAAGGCTATCTTCATCAATAATTACATATATAATTTCTGGGTCGTGGTAAAGACCCGCCAGTATTTCTGGTTCTAGTGCCTCTGGCTCTTCATATTCATCATGAAAATTATGGTCACCTTTGGAACACATTGGGCAAGAGCAGCCGCATTCCTTCAAGGTTTCTTCTGTTCTTCCATCTTCTAAACCAGCACCATTCCTAGTAAAAATACTAGGAGCGTGTTGGCCAACAGTTGGAGCGCCTACTGGTAATTCTGATTTTTCTTTTATAACTAATCTCATACCAATAATTAGTGATAAATAAAAGAAAAGGGCGGCTAAAAGCCGCCCCTTCTACTACAGTTTCAATAAATTATTACTGTACCGTTACGTTAACTGTTCTTGTAGATGGCTTAAATCTTGGAATAGTTAGTGTAAGTAGGCCATTTTCAAGGCGTGCATTAATATTATTAATATCAGCATCCTCGTTAAGTGACCAACTTTGGTTAAAACCAGTAGAAAAATGCGATTTCGCGCTTGGAGCAGCAGAAACAACAAGGGTGTTATCAATAATATTGACTTTTAGATCTTCCTTTGTTACGCCAATCATTGGTGCTTCAATAGTATATGACTTCTCATTTGAATATTGTGCGTAGTTATGCCTTGTGCGGTAGGTTGAAGCACCAGTTGTGCTGGTTGTGGTGCCAAAAAAACTGTCTAGTGCGCGGTCGAGATGATAGGGTGTTTCATTTGCCATGTGTTTTCTCCTTTAGGTTGCGGCTCCAGCCGCTTTATACAGTTTATTATAAAACCAGTTTAAAACTTGTCAAGAGCTAACCTTTAAGAATTTTACGTGACCCGCTCATCTTTTCCTGAATCATTGATGGCGTCCCAACAACTGTCATATTTAAACCATGCTGGCCCGTGCTAAGGAATAGGGTTGAAAAACTTACACCATCTGATAAACCTGTTGGCATACGGTTTTCAGTAAGGGCACGGTTGGCTGAATAATCTTCGCGAATAGCTGTAACGTGTTCTGGATTTACAAAAACTTCTCGCATGTTGTAGGTGTTTGTGTTTGGTGTTAGGAATACCTCAGTCATTTTTACTAGCATGTTCCCTCCATAGGAATATTTCATCTTCTTGGGCATACCAAATCTGGTTGTCTAGAAGAAGCTCTTTAAGTGGTCTATTACCATAGGCAGCATATTTCTCGCCTAGATAAATCGCAGCAACTGGCTTATCGATCTTATAATAGGCTTCAGGATAATCATTTTTGTCTAGCGAAACAAGGAATACGTTTTGCGGTACTTTAACTATATCTCCAGCTTTAATCGTGTTGTCCATCCTGTTGGCTCGTTTCTGGCTGGCTTGGCAGTTTAGATTCTGCCAGTGCCTTGTTGTAGCCAGCAAGGATACTATAGCAGTCTTCTAGTTGTGCGTCAAGTAGTGCTAATTGTTTGCGAACCCTATCAATATTCTCTAATCGTCCTAACAGGGTATCATCTTCCCATAGATCTGGTTTTACTGCCATGCCGCATTTTTCTAGTGCCCCGCCTATTTCTTTCATCTTGTCATTAACAATTTGTGGTACATCATCAAATTCTACTGTATAACTTAATTTAACTCTCATGTTATCTCCAATGAAAAAGGGCGACAGGATCCACCCGTCACCCCTTCACTTTAGCATAGACTTTAGTCTATGTAAAGAACATCTTAGCCCAAGCACCGGCTACTGCCGCTACTACGATCCATACGACCTTTTTATATGTATCAACACTATCTTTCATAAGAGCTAGGTCTGAAATAAGATTAGGTGGTACATTTTGTTCTAATATAATAACACGACGTTCTTGGCCGCTCATAGAGCTTTTTACTTCCTGTAGAGAGTTTTCTAATCTCTCCATACGATCATATGTTTGATCGACTCTTGCTGACATTCTTTCAACACTTATTTTTAATTCTGTCAATAATTCGCGTACAACTTCAGTTTCTTGTGGGGGCAATTGTCGATCCTCCTTCCATTACATATAATTAGTATCTTTATATTTCTACAATCGCATAATTTGTTGTCATAAGAGTAGAAGCTGCCGATACTGCATTTTGTAGGGCACAGCGAGTAACTTTTGCTGGATCTACGATACCCGCAGCATCCATCCTTACATACTCTTCTAAGGCAAAATTATAGCCACCCCAATCACCACCACACTTTTCTACATCAAATAAGGATGCAATTATAACATCTGTTGGCAATCCACAGTTTTCTGATATCTTACGTATAGGAGCTTCGCAAGCCTCAATAATAATTTGAGCGCCAAAGTCTTCATCCCTGTGACCACTTTGCTTTTGAATATTTCTGGAGGCTCGTAGCAGTGCAATACCACCACCGGGAAGTACGCCCTCTTGTTGGGCGCTTTTAACGGCGCTTAGGGCATCTTCAATGCGGTGCTTACGCTCAATCATATCTACTTCTGTTACGCCGCCTACACGTATAATAGCAACACCTGATGCTAGGCGAGAGATTCTATCTTGGATACGTTTGCAATCCTCAAGGTCATCTGTTTGACTAATTTCGGCCTTCAGTGATTCAATGCGCTTTTCAATTTCTTCTAGCTTACCTTTGCCACCAACAAATGTAGACCAATTCTTTAGTGCTTCTACGCTCTTTACAATACCAAGATCAGATAGTTTAACTTCTGATAATAGTAATCCACTTTCCTTAGAAATAAATGTAGCACCAACTGCAACAGCAAGATCGGCTAGAATGTTTCTACGCTCCTGTCCATATCTCGGTGCCTTGATAGCTGCTACACGCATTGTACCACGTACAGCGTTCATAATAAGCGCAGCTAGGGCTTGGCCTTCGATGCTCTCGCCTACAATAATAAATGGCTTATTAGCATTCGCTACTTGCTGTAGGATATTCCAGATCTGGTCTACGTTCTCGATATGGTGATCAGTTACAAGCACAAGAGCATTCTCGTAACGCATTGAGCCTTTACGCTCGTCATTAATAAATTGCGGTGAAATAAAACCAGAATCAAACTGGAAGCCTTCTACAATATCAAGAGTTGTTTCCTGTGAACGTCCTTCTTCAATAGAAACTGCACCATCAATACCGGCCTTATCAATAGCAGTAGCAACTAGCTTGCCAATCTTACGATCACCGTTTGCTGAGATTGTTGCGATGTTTTCAATTTCGCTAATGTCGCGCACAGGTTTTGATAGTTTTTTTAGATTAGTTACGATCTCTTCGGTAGCACGTTCCATACCACGGCGCAGATCAACAGGTGAAGAACCAGCCGTAATATATTTATGTGACTTAATGAGGATTGCGCTTGCTAGAACAGTGCTTGTCGTTGTACCGTCACCACAATCCTCAACAGTACGTTGCGATACTTGCTTTAGAACTTGTGCCCCAACATTCTCAAAGGGGTCTTCTAAATGTACATGTGAAGCAACGGTTACACCATCCTTGGTTATGAATGGCTGTTTACCTTTTGGATGTATAACAACGTTACGTCCTTTTGGACCTAAAGTTACACCTACCGCTTCACTTAGTTTTTTAACACCTTCAACAATTTTATTATTTAAATCGCTTTGCTTACTATAAACTCGACCCATTATTCCTCCGTTAAATTAGGTCTTTTAGTATATCATCTAAGAAGTCATCGTTAAAGGCTGTTTTTTTAGATTCTGCTACTTGTTGTGGTTCTTTTTGTTTACCAACTTGTGACGCTTTTGGTACTTCGCCACTGCCTTCGCCACCAGCTTGCTGAGTTTTAAACTTTGTAATTCCACTTTTAACAACTTCTATACCTTTTGTTTCGGCATTAGCTAAACCGTTTGGCATATCTTCTATAAAGTATTGATTTACGCCTTGTGTAAGATAATGCATACCACGATAAATTGGTTCTACCCAATCTTTAAACAGTTTAGCATTTTTGTTGGCAGAGTCAAAAAGCTGTGTTTTTTCAATTACTATTTGTGGATAACTTGAATCAATGCTTACAAGTTTCTTTACAGAATTTTGTGGAATCAAGAATTGTGTAGAAATACCGCCGCCTTCTCCCGCTTCTCTCAATTGACCGGCGTCTTCGCCAGCAAAATATTTTTTTAAGTATGTAAAGAAGAGCTTTTGTGCGCTTTGTGAATCTTGTTCAGCCTTAGCCTTTTCTTCTGGTGTTTCGCCGGGATAATCTTGTACAATTCTCTCGCTTGCTTCTTTTTCTTTAGTAGACAGTTTTTCTTCTTCTGGTGCTACTTTATCAATCTCATACTCAAAATTTGCAAAAAAGTTTATTAACGGAGCTAATTTTGCTCTGATGGCAGTATATTTTTGCTTTAAATTATCCATAGCGGCAGAACTTTTAGCTGATGAACCTGAAGTTTGAAACTGCCCTTCTACTTCTTTTTTATACTGTGCTTTGCCAGAAAGCTCTGCTTGATTATCTAGTTGAGAAATTTTTTCGTTAACAAATTTTTCTTGTGCTTTTTCAACAAATTTATTTTCTGCTTCTTTATATTTTTCTGGTTGTGCTTGAAGGCTTTTGCCTTGTTTGCTTTCTGCGAATTCTTTTTTTATTGATTGTTCTTTTGTTGTTTTAAATTCTTCAATTGATTTTTGCTTAGAAGCGGCTTCTAATGCTTTTAGGGTTTGTTCACTAGAACCAGAGTAGCGCTTATAAATCTGAATTTTGTACTGAGTTATAAATTCTTCTTTCTTTGTGCTTGCTCTTTCAGATGCATCAATATCAACAGAATATTTTCCTTCTGGATCTGCTGCTTTGAGTGCGGCAGACCTTATTTCTGTTTCTTTTTCTTTAGGAATTTCTTTTATAGCTTTTGGCAGAATGGTCATTAATCTAGAAAAAGATGATTTATTAAATAATGCACCACCAGTACCTGATTTTACCATTCTGGTTTTTATATCAGATTTAAAATTTTCTTTTTTGAAAGGCTCAAATTTTTCTCTTTTTAATAAAACATTAAGAACATTTAACTCTTCTTCCGTTAAATCGCCAACTGAATTAACAACATCATTAATATGTTTAATAAAATTCTGTCTAGAATATTCGCCTAATCCTTGTTGTTCAAAGTATCTCTTTGCAATTTCTTCATATTGCTCCACAGAAATTTTTTCAGAAGCATGTGCGAATGATACTTCGCTCAATACTTCACCAGTATTTGTTGGCGTTACTGTTGTGGCTATACCAAGATCTTTATAAATTTTTTCTTTGAACTGTGTAACTTCCGCTGCCGTAGGATTATTTTTACCAACAATAAAACTAAAAAAGTTTTCTTCATTTATTTCAAATGAATAGCTTGATAGTTTAAAAGGATCATTTTCACGATCTTTAACACAAACAAGATATATCACTTTATTATTTGGCGATTCAACAATGCCTTTTGCTAAACCAGATAAAGAGCCTTTTATCTCAGTGTTGCCAATTATTAATTTTAAGCTAACAAAATTGCCTGCTGCATCAACTAAGTCTTCGATTGGTTTATCGGTTTCGTTTGAAGAATACCCACCAGCTAATCTAGCAATGAAACCTTCATAGGCAGTACCAGCACCACCGGCTGGCATGTTTGTGATGAGATTATGCATAAGGTTTTTAATCATCAAACCAGATACAATCTCATTTATGTTTGATTGCTGACCCTTGTCTTCAAAGGTTGTATATTCACTTTCTCCACCTTTTGCGAAAGTGACACCTAATGCTTTATTAAGATTTGTAAGTGTTGTTTTAAACCTTACAAGCCCATCTTTTTCGCCTTGTGGAACTAAATTAGCAACAATTGCATCAAGTTGTTTTGCTTCAACTGTGCCTACAGTTCCCCATTTTTTAGGGGCCAATTCAAGCGACGGCATATGTTTTTTAGGATCAAATTCCTCGTCAAACGCTGACTTGAACTCTTGTTGCTCTTTTAAAAATCCAAGATCTTTATTGGCCTTTAGTATACTGTCGCGTAATACTTGGGCTAAATCTATTTCCTTCTTCATCCTATATCCTCTATACTACAATATCGGCAATACCAAGTTTGACTGCCTCTTCAGCAGATAAATAGATGTCAACATGCTTTTCAAAGAACTTATTTATTTGTGCAACGCTCATTTTTGTTTCGCTCTTTAGTGCTTCGATATAACGGCGTTGTGTTTCGCGTACTTCCTTCATTTCATTTTCTAGATTAAACATTGGTCCGCTATTACCGGCAATAACTGAATGGATCATAACGCGGCAATGCTTACCAATTTTACGCTTACCCTTTGTGCCAGCAGCTAGCAATAGAACACCAGCACTCATTACCTTGCCAATACCAAAGGTGTGGATCTCACATTCCTTACGGATATCGCGCATTACGTCAAAAATCGCAAACATGTCTGATGCAGAACCACCATTCGTGGAGATAACAAAATCAATTGGATCATAAGAAAGCTTTGGCTTACCGCGTTTAGTAGTTGGCTCAACATAATTTTTACCTACCTCCTTTAGTGCATAAAGGCCATAGATAATATCGCTGCTCTTCTCTTCTGTTACATCGCCAATTAGACCAATTTTGCGAAGATTAACTTCTGGCTTTTCTTCTTGTGGTGGCTGAACAAATACAAAACTATTAGAATGTTCTGGGTGTTGTGCTTCTTCTTGCGCGTCGGGTCGTAGGCTCTTCTTCATTATTTGCTCTTCTTTCCGTGGATAACCACTTTTTCTCTGTCGCCCCAATATTTCTTCTCAGTGATCTGTAGAGGGAAACTATTTGCCCACTTTTCCCAATCTTCTTGTGACTTAAAGTATTTCTTATATAGAAGAATCTGGTTGCCAGATGTTTTATGCCAGCCAGTACCAGACGCATTCCAATCCTTCATAGCTTCATTGAGACTTTTTCTGAATTTCCAAGGTACTTCATCAAACTGAACGCTGTACATAATACCGTTTTCGTCTTCATGGAACTTCCAAGCAGATGTCTTCACGTTACTCTCCTGTAGTTTTTCCATTATATGGGAACTCACTAACCACCAGTTTATCAGCTTCCCAGCGGATGTCAAGCTGGTTTTTAAGATATCGGTCGATTACTTCTCCATAATACATCAGTTCACTTTTATTTACAGGCTTTTGGTGGGAATCTCTAAAGACATAATTTATTACTGTATTTATAACAAAGAGCTTCTCGGCATATACTACATTATCTTTTATGTTAGCATATTTATTAAAAAGATTACGTATTATAGTTTTTGGCTCCCTTACAGTCATTTACTTTTCTGCTTTTCTAAGAGCGTCAACAAGGCTCTTTGTTACGTATTGTTTTAGCTCTTTCTCCTCAGAAATATTTGCAACTGGCTGTTTTGCTTCAGAGATTACCTTGCCTTTACTTTCTTCCTTAACTTCTTTGATCAGTTGCTTTAACATAGTCATTGTCGCGTCGTTACTCATCTTTCTTCTCCTGTTTTTCTATTATCTTTATTGCTTCTTGTAGGTTGGTATAATCTACTGGATACGGTATGCGGTTTTTTATGGCCGCAATCATGCCAGTATGTAGTAAGCCAAACTTTTCGTTTATCTTGCCTTTTACCTTTTCGTACTCCTCAAGTTTATCGGCCTCTTCATAACACAATTTTAATATCTGTAATGAATGGTGTCGGTAAACCTCTAGTTCTGCAATAAGCGTTATTGAATATTGCTCTACAAATTTAAAAATTTGATAGCCGCCTATAACACTAAGTAGTTCTTGAAACAGCTTAAAACAAAAAGCACCAAGCATAAAAAATAAAAAATATATCATTCTGCGCCTCTAAGTGCATGGTACTACAAGTTAATTGCGAGATAAAGGGAATAAAAAAGGCGACCAGTTTCCCGGTCGCCCTCTTTATTGTGAGCTTTATATATTAAGCTTTCTTGGCTGGTTTATAGCCAGTTGGTGACTTTGGCTTACCGTGTGCCTTTGGCTTTGTGCCTTTTGGACCGGAACCCCATTTACCGCCACCCTTCTTCATTTCTGCTACAAGACGAGCAGCAACACGACGGGTTAGTTCTTCAGCTAGAGCTTCTTCTTCCGCTTCTGGTGCTGGCTTTTTTTGGCCCATATGCTTTTTTAGACCCGCTGGTACTTTGCCTTTCTTATCAGCAGCAGCAGCTTCCTCAAGGCCTTCTTCTTCCATCTTGCCTTCTTCGGCTACTTCTTCAAGACCTTCTTCAGCATAGACTTCATCTTCCATGCCGCCTTCTTCGTCTTCCATGCCTTCACCGCCTTCTGGTTCTTCTTCGACGCCTAGCTCAACACCAGCACCGCCGATCATGCCTAGAAGCGCATCTACACCAGCCTTGATTTGTTCAAGAGCTGCGCGTACTTCTGCGTCTTTGCCTTCGCCTTCACCCCCTTCCGCTTCGGCTTCTTCTAGACCTTCTTCTTTATAGGCTTCTTCGTGATACTTTTCTTCCATACCGCCATGTGTCATAGAAGCTTCATCCATGCCTTCTTCTACTTTTTCTTCTGTCTTGGCTGGCTTTTTTTCTTCTTTCTTAACTGCTTTTTGTTCTTTTTCTTCTACTTTACCATGCTTCTTTTCAGAAGCAGCTTCTGAAAGTAGGCCATCATTAAGTGGTTTAATGTTGGCTAGTTGCATGAATCTACGAATGGTAGATTCTTCTAGTAACTTCTTATCACTCATTTATATTCTCCTAGGATATAAAAATGTAAATATTCAGATTTACATAAATAAATAGTACACGATTTTTCAAAAGTTTAAAAAATTATTCATGTAATAACTCTTTAACTAGTCCATTATTACGTTTTTTCAACTTAATTAGTGCTGCTTCCTCAATTTGTTTGATACGGACTAGTGACAACCCTAGCCGTTTTGATATCTCGTCTAGGGTCATTGGACCATGTCTTTCGGTGGCTATAAGCACACAATTAAGATCCTCACCGTAGTCCATCCAATTACGGCAGTCATCCTTATTGCATGGGGAATCATTCTTTTTACATTCTTTTGTACATTGTGAATAGCTCATAGTTTATCATCCTCTGATATAATATCAAAAAGTTCATCAAGATCTTCGTTGTTAAGATTAAACTTCTTGATCTCTTGCTGGACTTCCTTATCTTGGCGCTTACGCATTTTCATACTACGCTTAGTAATTTTACAATTTGGGTTCTTTTCGAGCCACTGTAGGATAAGTGGGTCGTCATTTATGCAAGCCTGTACAATTTCCCTAAAGAATGTTTTTTGTTTAATACCGTGTTCAATGAACTTAATCCGCAATTTAGCGTGATTATGATCGGTATCATAAAAAACAATCTTTTTGGTATTCTTGTTAGGTTCTCGCATTAGGGAACTCTGCTAAGAATATGAGTAGAGCTTTCATGCTGACCGGCACTTGTTTGCCGAATAAACTCTGATCTTGCCTGTAGACCACCAATGTTTACAGCGCCAGTATATGATAAACCGCTTTTAATATTACCAACAAGATCATTAAATATATTAGATACTGGACCCTTATATGGCACCATTGTTGCAATACCTTCTGGAGCGGATGACTTACCCCGCCAATCCTCTTGGGCTTCACGGCTTGCCATACCACGGTAGCTTTTCATCTTCATGCCGTGTAGAACAGACTCCACAACTTGGCCGGGAGCCTCATCTGTACCCGCTAGAATCGATCCTAGCATTACAAAGTCAGCACCAGCAGCAAGTGCCTTGACCGCATCACCAGCATTTTTGATACCGCCATCAGCAATTAATGCTGCGGTTCTAGCTACGGTTGAGCAATCCATAATAGCTGATAGATTTGGTACGCCATGACCTGTTTGGATGCGGGTAGAGCAAATGCTACCGCCACCAATACCTACGCGGATTGAGTCGGCACCCCAAGTCTGGAGGGCTTCAAAAGCTTCGGATGTTGCTACATTGCCAGCCATAATATGTATAGCTGGGCCATAATGATCGCGTATAGCCCTAATAGCTCGATAAACATTAATATGGTGACCGTGTGCTACATCAATACAAATAAAATCAACACCAGCATTATATAGAGCGGTTACGCGATCCATATAATCGCCTGTACTGCCAACGGCAGCACCAACACGTTCGCCCTCGCGTTTTACTGCCCGTACAATATCAGCTTGCTCTTCGATAGAATTATAGCGGTGGATGATTGCTACCCCACCCAATTTTGATAGCTCTATTGCCATTTGAAAACCACTTACAGTATCCATCGGGCTAGCAATAATTGGCGTCTTAAACTCTAGATTTGATCCTAGCTTAGAATCTAGGCTTACTTGTGAACGACTTTCAACCTCTGAATACTTTGGCACTAGCAGAACATCATCATAAGAAAACGTTTCATTCATTTTGACCTCTCTTTGGGTAACATTCTGGACAATATAAGTGGGTTATAGCATCTTCCTTAAACACTTCTATAAACCATGTATTGGCCATTTCTTTTGACATTCTATCAAACGGTTTGCGACAAGTCAAGCAATGATCTCCAAGGTTTAACATAAGATCGATTGACGAAGCTGCTTTTTTGTTAACCATTTTTCCTAATGCTCTGCGTTGTTTACGATTAAGTTGTGGCATATATCCTCCAAATAAAAACCCACGGTAGCTATTGTAGCATACCGTGGGCTGGAAAGAAAAATTATTTATTTACTTAAGAGATAGCGTGCTACTGTTGTTAGCTCTAGATTAATACGATCAACAGGCGCTTGATCTTCTAGTACGCCAGCAAGATCTTTCTCAGTATAATATCCATGTTCTGTATCGGAAGTGTTCGTGCTGTCATTATATTTAAACTTCATTGTTCTTGATGCTACAGATTTAATTAATCGATACATAGATGGGACCATAAAATTGAATTCCACTGTTTTATCGCTTATAGTATGTTCTTTAACTTTATATTGCGACATGTATGACATTGCGTCTTTTTCAAATTTTAAACTGTAATCCTGCTTATCTTCTTCCCCCGCCTCATTTATTTTATTTATTTCTTCTTTAATAATTTGTTTTAGATATTGTTTAGTAATTTTCATGCTTTTTTCCCAAATAAAAACCCCTGTGACGCTAATAAATAGTGTCACAGGGGTAAAATAAAATATAAATTATTTCGTGCCGCTGCTGCCAAACCCGCCAGAACCACGGCTATTTTCTGGTATATTGAACTCCTCTACCTGAACAAGCTCGCTTTCCCATACACGCTGTACAGTAAATTGTGCAATCTTATCATGGTGATTAATTACAACTCTTTCGGTAGTTGCATTATGCAGGACAACACCCCAAGGACCAGTATAAAAAGAATCAACAAGGCCAAGTATAACAAGTTTACCCTTGCTGTTCATGCCACTTCTTCCACGGATATCGCAGCACCATCCCCTTGGGGGCATAATTGCCAAGCCAGTTTGAACAATACGTGTATCACCGGGTAGCAATACAATAGGATCATTTGGGCAATCTGCATAAAGATCCCAAGCGGCATCTTCGCCATGCGCCTTTTGTGGTCCCTTCGCTGTTTCTGTTAGCGGCTTCCATTCTAGTCTTGCCCGTATAAGGTCTTCCCAAGTGTTCTTTTTGTTCTTATCCCAATTACCAAGAATAGTTGTCATCTTTCCTCCTAATATAGTGAATCTGCTTTTTTCTTCATTTGCCTTGCTAGTTCTTCCAGCTTATATGCTGTATCCACAAGTACTTTTTTACTACCAAGTACATGGTTATGAGATGTAACCGTATCGGCTAACTTTATTTTAGTACCATCATGCTCAAAAATAATTGATGATTTTGAAACAATTTCGCTGTTTTCTAATACTTCAACATCTTCGTGCATTAGTCTCCAAAACATTTTTAATCCTTTATTTTAAGAAGCCATGAGGAACTTTGTACCTTATCGCCAAGACCATCTACCATACGAGCGCCGATTTCATTACAGACCTTTGCTTCTGGAATTTCATCAATTGTACGGTCGCCACCTTTAGCAAAGATATCTGGACTTACTAATCTTAGTGAATTACATACAGTGGTGTCCTCATCTATGGATAGTACCACTTCATCTACGCAGCGTAAAGCGGAAACAATAAGCATACGTTCATCTTCATGCATAAATTCTTTTGAACCTTTAAGAGCGCGTTGTTTGTCGCTGTTTACAACAACAACAAGGTAGTCGCCTAATGCTTTTGCTTTCTCAAGATATTCTACATGACCCTTATGCAAGGGATTAAAATACCCACTAGCTGCTACTTTAATTGGTCTACGATATTCACTTATTGTTTCTAATGTTGGTGTTTTTGCCATGTGTTCTCCTATTGCAAATGCTCTATAACATTTTTTTCTATGTTAGTTAATATTTCTTCTTCTGAGGTTTCCTCTAGCTTTTTTAAGATTTTACGTAAGTGGTCTTTTAACAATATAATATTATGTTTTCTGCTAGAGAATGCACCACATATAATTCCAACATTATCCATGTAATATGTGCAATTACCTTCTTCGTCGCACATTTCTTCTAGAGAAAACAATTCTGTTTTCCAAGTATTACGTTCACTAAGTAGTGGTCCCATTTGCTCTCCCATAATCATCGCTATAACGAATGATATCATCTTCGCCAAAATATTCGCCGGTTTGCACTTCAACAAACTCTAGATGGCCGGGACCGGTATTTTTAACTCTGTGTTTTGCGCGCATAGGAATTTTGATAATCGACTTTGCCATAACTAAATGGTCGATATCATCTATTGTAACAATCCCTTCTCCTTTTGTAAATACCCATGTTTCAGCACGTTTTTCATGCGATTGATAGCTGAGTCTTTGACCAGCGTATACAACAATACGTTTTACTTTATGAGTAGGTCTATCTTCTAGAACTGTATAATATCCCCAAGGACGTTCTTCAATCATGTTTATCTCCTAAGCCAGCAATTTTATACTATCTTTAAAGTTCTTTATAGAGTAACCAAATTGATTTTTATTTACTTGTGCAAGATAAGGGCGGTTCATGTGGATTACATCACTTTCACGTACACCAAAACATTTAATGTTTGTCAGGCTGTTTGTGTTATCGGTTACTGTGATTGTCCAATATGGACGCCCTTTCTTACCTGTTACTATCTCTTTGCTGCGTGGGATAAACCATACAAGCTTATCACCATATTCCTCTACATCCTGTACGATTCCTTCGTCGGCCTCTTCCTTCTTCTCGCCAATAGGCCGGATTTCCTTCTTAATTAGTTTAACAAGGATTTCTTCTGTCATAACAAGATGAATAGGGTATGCACCTGTAAGTTGAGTAATATTCTCAATCTTTTCTTCATCTGTGAATTCACCCTCTGGTTTATATAGCTCAAGATTTTCTTTAAACTTTTTCAAGGTTTTTGGGCGATCTACGGCAACGACACTCCAGAAATGCTTGCCACCCGTAAAACGATTATCCATTAATCCTTTAAGTGCGCCGCTACGGCAAAGAGCATCAAGGCCGCGTTTGTTTAATTTACTATACGAAATGTTATCATTAAACAGTAATTCTTCAACAGTTTTAAACGGACGTGCCTTTAGGATTTCTGCAATAGCTGTATCGCCAAGCCCCTTAATTGAAGAAAGCGGCTGTACGAGGGTTTTGTTATCCCCACTATCTACTTCCCACGTTACGCTAGAGCTATTGATATCTAGCTCGCGCACACGGAAACCAGCTTGCTTGATAATACTTATAGCTTGTTCTTTCCGTTGCTCTGGCTCTTTGTCAAGAAACGCGCAAGCCCATTCAGCAGGAAAGTAATTGTAAAGCCAAGCACACTGATAGCTAAGAATGGAATAGCAAATAGCATGAGAAAGGTTAAATCCATAGCCTGAGAAAAATTCCATCTTCTTCCAAAGATCATCTGCATCTTCCTTGCGGATGCCCTTCTCAATGCACCCGTCGATAAACTTGCCATATAGTTTTTCTTTTACTTGGGCTTCCTTACCAGTGCCCTTTTTGGTTAATACCTTACGGAGTTCATTACCTTCGTCTAGGGAAATATCTTTTCCTAGTTTGTGAGCAAGCAATGATAGCTGCTCTTGGAAGACGATAAAACCAAATGTCTCCTCTGTTACTTCTTTAACTAGTGGATGGATGTACTTAATGCCTTCTGGATTCCGTTTTGCCTCAACATATTTTTTATCTACGTTGGCCGACAATGGACCGGGGCGATAAATAGAAGTAATCGCGGCAATGTCTACGATATTTTCTGGAGCGGTTTCCATACAGAACTTCTGGGTATTATCATTTGTGAACTGGAAGGTTCCCATGAAATTACCCTTCTGGAAGATATTTTTATATACATTTTGATCGTAGAGATTAATACGGTTTGGATGTAGGTTCTCGTTATAATAAGCCTTAATATCATCAAAGGTTGGATTAGCCATATTATGGTGACGCTTTAGGATATGGCGAATACAGTCTTCAACCATGCGGAGCGAAGCAAGGCCAAGAATATCAAACTTAATAAAACCAAGCGGCTCTAGGTGGCGTACAGTTTGTCCCTCTGTCCAAGGGGTTTGTACAACATCACCGCTTTTAATTAGCGGCATCTGCCCATCAAGGTTATCAGCAAATAGAACACCACCGGCATGACGAGAAATAGAACGCACTTGACCCTGTAGATTTTCTACGTGTGTTGCAACCTTTGGATATTTGGTTAGATAATTTGCAAGGCTTGGCGAATACCTCTTAAGCTCATCCCAAGTTGGGTTGTAAACACCAGCAGTAATACCGTGATCTTTTTTAGCTACAGGTGTAGCCTCAAATAACATTTTGCTGGTAACGTCATTTACTTCTTGGAATGGGATTTCATAAAGCTTGCTAATATCCTTAATAAGCGAACGTACCTGTAGGGTGTTGTAATTGCTAATTGGTACAACACTGTTCTCGCCAAACTTATTGATAAGAGCTTCCTTGATAGTCATAGGATCGCTGACATCGAAATCGATATCTGGATAGTCCTTTGCATTCTTACGGATAAACCGTGAAAACTGGAGCTTGTATTTAATTGGATCAACTTCGGTAATGTTTAGTAAATAAGAAACAAGTGAACCAGCACCTGAACCACGACCAGCACCGCAAAGCTGACGGTCTTTACTTTCATCAACAATAGTCTTCATGGCAAGGAAGTATTTAGAAAAACCACGATCTTTAATTGTATGTAGTTCTTCCTTTAGGCGATCAATATATTCCTGCTCAACATAAAGGCCGCTCTTCTTAAAATTCTCAACGGCTAGTTTAGCTAGTGCTGTATCCGCAGTTTCACCTTCGGGCACAACAAAATTAGGAAGTTTAATTGTAGTGTCTGGCGTATAATTCTCAATACGGCTCTTGAGAATATCAGCAGTGCGAGCAATGCTTTCCTCTACCAACTTATCGTCATAAGAAAATCCAAGACGCTGTGAAAAAGCCTTGTATGCCGCGAATAGCTCATCGCCATTCTTTGGATAAAGCTGATATTCCATTTCATGGAGTGTGGAAGGAAGGGCATCAATCTTGATTTCATCTTTCTTTTTATTCATCCAGCCAAGCATTTTATAGATTTCACGATCCTTCCACATGTCTGGTGAAGGAAAGTGTGCATCACAAGTGCTAACTAGTTGGAAACCATACGCTTTGCTCAACTGAATAATAAACTGGTTAATAATGTGTTGCTCACGAAAATTAGCCCATTGGAGTTCGCCATAGAAGCGATCTCCAAAGATATCCATCATCTTTTCGACGGTCTTAGCCATCGCTCCAAGAACTGCACTATCACCATTGTCA